CCACGAATCAATAATTTTATTCTGAGTAATCAGGATGATTGGGATGATAGCCGTGACGGTGGTGTAAAAGAGATTCTTGATTTCAAGACAACTCTTTTGAATCCTTATCGTAGAGTGGTTGGCGGACAAGAGAGAAACATCAATGTATTCTTTTTGCTGGCTGAGGCTATGTGGATTTTCACTGGTCATAAAGATGTTCGTTTCCTTACTTACTTCAACAAGAAGATGGCTGACTTTTCAGACGATGGTAATGTATTTCATGCTCCATACGGATTCCGACTGCGTAATTGGGGTGTGCGTTCGGAAGACAAATTTGTCGAGGAAAACATGCACGCTGCCCAGGGATATGACCAGGTTGCTGACGCTATAAAGATTTTCCAAAACAATCCTAACAGCCGTCAGGTTGTGATGATGATTTGGAATCCTGATTTTGACCTTGGTATGAATAGTCTTGATATTCCGTGCAACGATGTAGTTATGATGAAGATTCGCAACGGAAAGTTATACACCACTATTCAGAATCGTTCTAATGACTTACATTGGGGATTACCTACCAATATATTCCAGTTTGGATTCTTGAGTGAGATTATGGCTAATGTCCTTGGTATTACATTAGGTACTCAAACTCATAACTCTCAGAGCTTACATATTTACAATTGGAATAAGACTGCTGAGAAGATGCAATATGAGTTTTTGAAGGGCAACGATACAACGATTTATGATATTTTCGGAGTTCGTGAAATTCCTATGGATATTGCGTTTGATTATGAGGTTCCAGGAAACCGATTGAGAGAGATTGATGTAATGCTTGAAAGAATTATTGCCTGCTTGACTAAGGTGGCTGAGGGTAAGGATGTAAACACCGAGGAAATTTCAGATGTTCTCAAGCATTCTAAGTGGTTCAGCTGCGTTTATCGTCTGTTGGAGATATATCTATTATACAAGAGAGGTATCAGCGACCCCAATTGTACGGCTGAGCATAAGAGTGATGAGGCTAAGATGGCTCTCAACGCCATAAACGAATGTCTTGCTGATGATGAGTACGATGGTTGGGATATTGGTTTGCTTGCACGTAATTTCTTTGCTCGCAAAGTTAATAACTACACAAATGTAGCAATTCCCGAATTAGGAAAATTATGACCGAACAACTTGAACGCTGGATAAGCGAAAATAAATTAGTAATATCAGAATCATCGCAAGGCGATTCTGATATTATTATCATTGATGGAGTGGGTAAATTTCTTTACATCCATTCTTTCGATGGCGACATAATAGATGAAGATTTTGGGCTTGTAATGTCAGACGAGGAATTTGATATTTGTGATAACAAACAAGTTGATTTCATACTATTTGAATTTGGAGGCAAGTTTTATTACACGCCATTGAAAGAAGATAGGAGTAAATACAATGAAATTATCTACAAGCCTGAGTTCAACGATTTCAAGTATTTGGGTAAATGCGCTGAAGAGGAAATAATGCCGTTTGTACATTTAGGTGTTCATGATGAATACGAAATGATGAACGGCTCTGGCAACGATAAGTTGTGGGCGAAGAAAGCTGCTTTTTTAGGACATAAGGCTTTAGGATTGGCTGATAAAAATACTCTTGCTGGCACTCTTTCTTTTCAGGAGGCATGCGAGAAATATAAACTTCAGCCGATTATAGGAGAAACAGTTGTTGTTGCGAAAGATTACGACCCTGAAAGTTCTAACTTGCCTGAAACGTTTGAATTGAAACTCTTTGTGGCAGATAGAGAGGGTTGGAAGAATTTACTTTTCATCAGCAAAGAAATAAACGTCACGTACAAGGGTTTTATTCCAGACACGGAGCTTTTCCAATACACTGGAGGTTTAGTGGCGGTGATACCACCTACAAGTCATTTTAACGCCATAAGCGAGAATATTGAAGATGGTAAGAAGTTGCTAAAACTATATAAAAAGAAATTTGTTGATATTTTCTTTCAGATTGACACGGTTGAGTATGTATCAAGTACGTTATTCAAAAAACATCTTGCGGCAATTGATAGATACCTTTGCCATTATAGGAAAAAGTTAAAGCCGATTTTAATCAATGACGCTTATTATCTTGATGCTGAAGAACATGAGCTGAAAGCAATGTTAAATAAGATTACTGGAAAGGCTGCACCTGAATCAGAGAATCAATTTTTTAAGAGTGTCGGTGATACATTCGCTTCATATGATGCTTGGCTTGAGGATGTAGAGCCGTTATTTGACGCAATAGCAGAGGGGATTGAAAATACAAATAAATTGGCTGAAATATGTCAATTCCGCATAAACAATTCTGAACGCAAGATTCCTAAGTTTGAAGTTGACGACCCTGAAGAATTATTCTTTGAAGTTCTTCAGAAGGGTATTGACGACAAATTGGTGGGTAAGATTCCTGATGATAAGATGGATGAATATATGAAGCGTATAGAGTTTGAATGCTCAATAATAGTTCCCAACGACCTTTGCAGTTATTTGTTAATTCTTTGGGATATAGTCAAGTGGAGTAGGCAACAAGGGTTTATGGTTGGTCCAGGGCGAGGTTCTGTTTGCGGTTCTTTAGTGGCTTATTGCATGGATATTACTCAAGTTGACCCGATTCCTTTGAACTTATATTTTGAACGTTTTTTGAATTTGTCTCGCGTAGCCGCTCACCATAGTTATACATTAACAATGGAAGATGGTTCTGAATACAAGTTTTCCGATGGCGATAGAGTTCCATTAGTGGGTGGCGGATTTGTTGAGGCTTCAAAGGATTTAGATTGGAAAAGTTTAGATATTGACATTGATTCTATTGTGTTATGAGGACAAATTTAGATATAGCAAGAAAGGCAAAATATGATGAATTTTATACATTATATGATACGATTGAAAAAGAAATTTTGAATTACATCCCATTTTTCAAAAATAAGGTAGTTTTATGTAATTGTAACGATGGAATGAAAAGTAATTTTTTCAAATTTTTCAAAAAAAATTTTAAGATTTTGAAATTAAAAAGTTTAATATCTATTTCATTCAAAGAAAAGCAAAATCATGGAATTGTTTATTTTTATGATGGAATAAAATTGTTATATTCTGAACTTGTTGGCGATGGTAGTTTTGATAGTGAAGAATCTTTAATGTTTTTAAGTTATTCAGACATTGTGGTTACAAATCCGCCATTTTCATTATTCCGATTTTTTCTCAAGAAAATAATTGATTTTAATAAAAAATTTATTGTTTTAGGGAACATAAATGCTTGTTCTTATAAGGAGGTTTTTCCATTGGTAAAGGAAAATAAAATTAGATTAGGTTACAGCATAACTGGTGGTGGTACTTGGTTTAATACTCCATGTAATGAAAATATTGAAGTTTCAAATGTGAGATGGTTTACAAATTTTCCTGTTTTCAGAAAAAGATTAGAATTGACAAAAGTTTTTTGTGTTGAAAATTATCCAGTTTATGATAATCATTATGCTATAAATGTGGATAAAACCATAGATATTCCCTTTAATTACAATGATGTAATGGGGGTTCCGATAACATTTTTAGACAAATACAACCCACATCAATTCAAAATTATTGGAATAAAGTACGGAATTGACGGAAAATATTTAACATTGAATGGAAAACAAAAATATGTTAGAATTTTGATAAAAAGACGATGAAACCAGTATCTGTTAAAGTAAAAGAGTTTTACACCGACTTGCCCGATGTAGATATTGACTGGGAGCCTGATGCCCGTGAAAAAGTTAAGGAATACATCAAGGAGAAATATGGTGCAGCATATTCTTGTAGCGTAGGCACTTATACAAGGGTAAAGCTCAAAACTGCTATCAAGGATTTTGGAAAGGTTAAGGGGTTGCCTTTTGACCTCACGAATAAGGTAACAAAAGACATTGACGACCAGATTGAATATACTTGGGGTGATTTGATTGAATTTGCATCACGTTCCAAAACTCTTTACAAATTCGTTCAAGACAATCCTGAGATTGTTCATCTTACAAAGTACGCTTTGATGATTCCGAAAGCGGAGAGTGTTCACCCGTCAGCGTACATAATAGTACCTAAACAAAATGGCGATGGAGAGAAAACAGACATCTTCAATCTATTGCCAATGAAAGAGATTGACGGATTGTTAGTGTCTGAATGGGAAGGTAAGTACACCGAGGGTGCGTTGTTCTTGAAAGAGGATATATTAGGGCTTTCTCAATTGACTAAGATTCATAATACAATAGACCTTATTAAAAAGCATTACAAGGTAGATATTGATGTAACTAAAATTCCATTTGACGATAAAGAGGTTTTCAAGTTCTTTAAGAGAGGTTGGTGCGAAGATGTATTCCAATTTGGTACAACTGGTCTAATGGGTTACTGTAGGCAAGTTAGGCCATCGCAGCTTTCAGACCTTATAGCAATGACCGCTTTGTTCCGACCTGGTCCAATGGAGAGTAACGCCCATCAAGATTTTGCCGATATTAAGAATGGTAAGAAAAAACCAAAGTACGATTATGGTATTCAAAATATAACTGAAGAGACATATTCATTGCTGGTTTATCAAGAGCAGATGATGTCTATCATTCACCAGTTAGGCGGTTTGAGTCTTATTGATGCCGAGAATGCAAGAAAGTATATCAAGAAAAAGAAGCATAAGGAGCTGTCTGAACTTGGCGATAGATTTATTGCTGGAGCTATAAGCAACGGATGTCCTGAGAAAGAGGCGAAAAAGATTTGGGACAAGATGAATGCCTTTAGTTCCTACAGCTTCAATAAATCGCATGCTGCTGCTTATAGCTATATTTCATATTGGAGTATGTGGCTAAAAGTCAATTATCCATTGGAGTTTTGGACAGTATCTTTAAGTGAAAGCAAGGAAAGTGAAATACCATACCGATTGGCAGAAATGAAGAAAGCTGGTGTTGATGTAGAGGTAAGACCGCCTGATGTGAATTACTCTTCAGATTATTTTACTTGTGATGATAAGGAGCAACGCATCTTCTTCAGTTTGAATAAGATTAAGGGAGTTGGCGATGTAGCAGTTAAAGCAATAATAGATGAAAGAAATAAAAATGGTGAGTTTTTTGAGTTTGAAGAGTTCTTGGATAGAGTTCCAAGCAAGGTGAATAAAACTGTTGTAAAGGCACTTATAATTGGTGGAGCGTTCGATTTGTTGTGCAATTTAAATCAGCCAAGAGATAGAAAGAAGTTACTTGAAAAGTATCTTTTTGAAATCAAAGGGGACAAAGAGTTACCTGAGCCGTATAATTCAGGCGATTCTACAACTAATGCTTTTTGGATTCAGGAACAAAAACGATTGACTGGATTTGGAGAGATTGATTATGAAAATTACATAAGAGACCTCATACCAAACAAGAGGTTTGTTAGATTGTACGTTGATGAAAACGAATTTCAAAGAGTTCCTGAGAAGAAAGAGGTTGTGCTGGCAGGCAAATTCCTATTCTACAGAGAGAACAATACAAAGAATGGCGTTATGGGCACAATTCAGTTAGATTGTAATAATACTATTATCAATTGCACCATTTGGCCAGATATATATAACATGTACCGAGAGGACATTGAAGATTATAAGGGCAGAATAATAGCGTTGAGCGGAACAGTTCAGAAAGACAAATTTCGCAATGAGCGTAGATTGTTTTCAAATGATAGAACAAGAATTTACGTGGTCAGCGAAACTAAAACAAAGTTAAATAGAATGCAAGAGAAACACCAAAGGGTTAAGCATTAAATTGTAAAACAAAATAGATATGATTGACAAAATTGTTACACGTAGTTACCTGAAACGACTGGACAACATTATCCAGTGGCAGGAGAGAGACGTATTCAATAAAGAAAGCGTTTCTCAACATTCGTTCAAAGTCAGCGTATTTACGAGAGTATTGCTTGATGATGTTTTCGGAGATTCGCATGATTTACAAGTGGAGAGGTTCAAGCTGGACTGTGTCACTCACGCTATATTCCATGATTGGGATGAAGCTATATTTCTGCGTGACGTTTCTCACAGTATCAAGTACAACGAGTTCAATGGTCAGGATGTTCGTAATGCTATTGATAAGTATGTGAATCATGAATTTTTTAAGGAATTTGAAAATTTAGATGCGCAAGATAGAGTAGCTTATGAGACATTACAAAAGTCCATTGTTGACGTTGACCCGAAAGTTAAGATTGTTGTAAAAGTAGCAGATTGGCTTGCATTGTTTTATTTCTGTCGTAGGGAGTTAGCTCTTGGAAACGAAAATTTTACAGTAACGCACAAGTATTGTAAGCAAGGACTTTTTAAGGCTGCTGCTAATCTTGCCAGTATGGCTGCTGAACATTACGACATTAATGCGAGAGATTTTTTGAATAGTATTAACAAGTTAATAGAAAGTAATGTATATGGAGAAACAGAATTTTAGCGTTGAGGATATTTCCGCAATGCTGAATGATATTAAGACTAAGGAGCCTGATGTTTGTGAGGCGATAGGAATGGTTGTTAAACATATCCACGGTACTTATAGCGACAAATATGCTAAGGGCCAGGATATGGGTATTGATACTAAGAAGATGCTTTACAATAAGGATGGCGGCAAGAACATAAACGAATACCAAGTTGCTCGCTATCTTCAGAGATATGTAACTAAGGGTACAAAGAAAAGCGGTTTGCTCATTGACCTTATGAAAATGATTCATTACGCTATCTTTGAAATTGTTCGTAGGATTAGAGCAGGACAACTTGACTTAAATGAACCAGCCGTATGAAAAAGGTTATCAACATAGGTGGAAAGCAGTATGTTCTGAGGGTTGGAGAGTTCGATGAAGATGAATTGGATATTGAAGACCTTTTGAAGATAGACTATTCCAATTTGGTGGGTGAATTAGTAACATTCCCCATAATAGAGAATCGCATTGGTTTAATGCTTGCTGATGCTGAAAGTAAAGTGGCTGAGGTAAAGTTAAACAGAGATATTCTTGAAGCTAAACTCAAAGAAAAATATGCTTTGTCTTTAGCGGATGGGAATGGAGGCAAAAGACCTACCGTGGATGCTATCAATGCAGCTGTTCTGCAAGATAAGGGGTATCAAGTGTTGCTGCGTTCTAAGATTGCGGCAGAGAAAGCGAGAGACTATGCTAATTCATTACTTTGGTCAGCAAAGTCCAAATCAAGCAAGTTGGAAAAACTGTCTTTGACTATACAGAATAATGAGATTCCTGACGAAGTTCTTGAGGGTAGAGTCAACGGCATCGTTATAAAAAGAGTAAAGAGAACAATTGATTAAGTTCGTTAATATTAAACAATTTCATTATGTCAAAAAATTCATTAAGAGACCAATTCAAGCCTACAAGCGTTAAGAGCTTGAAGAAAGTTGCTGAAGAGGATGAAAAGATGCTGGGCATTACCAGCAACGAGTATCTTCAGTTGGAAGACAAGAAAACAATCAAAATTCGTATTTTCCCT